AATACTTCCACTTATCACGAACAAGTGTCCTGAGTTTGTATTGGTTTTCTCTTTTCATCAGAGAAAATGTGTTGTACAACTCAAAGTATTTCATGTGCAATTGTGGAACACGGAGAGATTCTTCGCAGAGAAGATCGGCATCCATCTCAGAATCTTTCTTCCACATTTCCTGTATCTGTTCTAGATTCATAATAAAGTCTCAAGTAATAATATTATATCATGTACCTTCTGGATTCCACCAAGATTTGGTTCTCCGTCTTGTTTGGCCCTGTGGTCTAATTTCGTAATACATATACGCAAAAGATACGTCTGCAGTCATGAAATTATTGTCAGTGACTGTTGCATCAAACTCTAGAGTTGATAGTGATGTTGGAAACATGTCTGTAAACACAATATCAAAATTAGAAGTTAGGTTATTTGTTTGTACAATTAGAGTCCCGTCACTGAAGATGTTGCGATCTTTTTGACGATCTTCTATTCTTTGAACTGCTCTTTCAAAATTTGCTCTTTCGGCAAAACTGAAAGGAACACCAAGAGCTCTCATCCAGTTATGTACTTCAAGATAGTTTTCTAAATTTTCATCAATCAAAAATTTGAAACTTAGTTCACCATATTTAAAATTTCCTTCAATCGGAAACGAAGTGAAGGGTGTTGGGATATTAACTTCGCCTACAGATATATCTGGAATACTTGCTGTTTGGCATAGAAAAGTAGTCTTAGGCGCTTTTTCAATCAAAAACTTAAAACCTATTGGAGACAAATAATTATTGTTTTTTATCTGTTGTTCATACCAATTGGCGGCCATGTCAACTTCCCAAGCTACTTATTATTTATTCAATAAAAAAGGGACCCCTCAGGGTCCCCAGAAGAATGTGAATGACTCACATTAGGTTGTCTACAAGTACACGTCTGTAGTATACGTTTGCGTTTGCGGTTAGAGCACCAGCACCCTGGGTTAGACCCTCTGCGAATGGGTTTGCAACCATTCCATAGCGGGTCTTGAAGCCGATCTTGGGTTGGAAAGTGTCCTGACCAACGGCACGTACCATCTGGAGAGGTACATATGGGCAATAGAAGAGACCTGCATCATAAGCAGACGAACCCTTATAACCCATCACGAAGAAGTGACGGTTGGATACGTTTGCTGAATAAGGATCAACATAAACCTTAATGCGACCGTTGAGGGTTCCAACTAGAGTTGAGGAAGTATCATCAACACCAGCAAGACCATTGTTGCCATTGAGACCTGGGGTGTAGTCAAGAACACCAGCCATGCCTAGAGCACTTGCAACGTCTGCAGAGCAGATGATGAAGTTGCCCTTGCCACGACGAGTCTGTTGACCGATGGCATTTGCTTCTCTTTCGATTTGGAAGAGTAGACCCTTGAACTTCTCTACGGACCAGCGACCGTTGGAGTCAACGTCGAGGTCGAAGATACCAGCAGTAGCAGTATTGTTCTGAGCACCAGGCTTAGCAATACGGTATACGGTACGAACGACTTCACGGTTGATCTCAGCAAGAACCTCAGTTGAGAGGATGTTCGCTAGTTCAGTTTCAGCATCAAGACCATGGACAGCCTTGAGGTCTTGTGCTAGTTCTAGCGAGTACTCTGCCTTGAGGGCGCGTGACTTAGCGGTAACAGTGACCTTCTCGATTGAGAAGCCCATTTCACGGAAGTGGTTACCAGCACCATCACCAAGTGCTTCTGACTGAGCAGTCGTCATACCTTGACCACCTTGGGTATAGGTGCCGCCGTCATTTAGAAGACCAGGGTTAGTACCAGTCTGATCGTTAGAGGCAAGTGAATCACCACTGTTCTCTGATGAATGCTCGGTATCTGCTTCGTTGAAGAATGCTTCAGTAGCGCCAGCAGCGATATCGCGTGCAGTGCCTTGAGTTGAGCGCATTGCGAAGATGAGACCAGTAGGACCAGTCATTGGTTGAACACCGCAGATGTCATAAGCAATAAGCTTAGGCATCGAACGACGAATTAGTGAGATTAGAACTGGATCGAAACCTGCAACAGGACCTGTTGCTGTGCTGGAACCAGTGTATCCAGCGCCACCTAGTGAGTTGGTAGGTGCGGCTTCTGAGAGGAATCCACGCTCTTCGCGTAGGAAACGCTCTTGGTTTTCTAGCAGGACTGAGGTGACAGCTTTCTTGTAAGAATCCTGGATTGGTTCAGCATCCTTATGCTCAAGAATAGGTGCCCACTTTTCCTGCAGATGCTCGGATTGGAACATTTGCTTTCTCCTTGAAAAATGAGTTTTATTGTGTTAAATCAATAACAAATACGTAATTATTTATAATTTACTTACAATTTACGTTTGTTTATTTGGACCAGCGAGAAATAGCTTGCATGTAAGCAGACATTGTATCTCCAACGGGTTGTTCTACTGGAGTGTCCTCCGTTGCTGGGGCAGCTGCCCTTGCAAAATATGACTCCTTCAGAGTTTCGATTTTCTCACGAAAATCATCCTCTGTAGTGAACTCTACACCTTCAGATAGACCTTGTAGTTTATCTTTTTGTGTTTCAGCAAGTCCAACAGAAACTTCGCTCACGATCCCATTCTTAATATAACCACCAAGTTTCTTATGCATCTCAACGTTTACATCGATTTGCTCATTGAGCTTCGACTCCATAACATTGAGTTGTTCGGTCATCTCATTGACGATCTCGAACTGCTCTTCAGGAACTGAAAGATAGTTTTCGCTGAAGAGATTCTTTAGTCCGCTCATTAAGTTCTCAGCAATCTCGGTCTTAATGCCGTTATCAATTGCGAGAGCGTTTTCCTCGATCCACTTCTCAGCAACGAAAGTGAGATACGAGTCAATTTGCTCGGACATTTCTGTTTTAAATTCAGTAACAACTTCTTCGAATGCTTGCTCATATGCTTCTGCCATGAGTGCAACTTCTTCGTTAAGTTTTGCTGTTACTGCCGCTTCAAAGATGAGTCTTGCTTTATCTTTGAATTCTTCTGTAAGGTCTGAACCAGATACAAGAGCGTCAAGATCCTCGTCGAATGAATACTGAACAGTTTCTTGCTCTTCTTCGATGAGTTCTCCATCTTCTTCGGTCTCCTCAAATGTTGGTTTCTTGTTTAAAGAATCTTGAGTATCACCTGACGCTGCTGAAGGCTTATTTGAAGGAGCAGTTACACCCTTCATCTTTGCTGCGACTTTCTTACCGATTGATTCGGTGTCATCTGGCTTACCTGATGTTGGGGTAGGACCACCAATTTCTTCTGACTCATCATGCAAATCAGATCTTTCAGCGGGTTTAGCGCCCTTGGTTACTACGTTAGATCCCTCTTCAAGATCCATGTTTTCAATTTGTTCTGACATTAGAAGTACTCCTTGCCTATTGTTTTACGGATATTTCGTGTAATTATTTATATGTACAAATAATTAAAGACTTCTTAGGAACGCTGCGAAAGCTTTTACTTTGCGTTCTTGAAGATTATATTGAGTTGATTCGTCAATAGTTTTCTTAATTTTGTTAAGTTCAACTTCCTTAAGAAGACCACTGTCCCAAACCCACTCTTTACCTTCCATGATTCCTTCAACAAAAGCATCTGGAGCAGAAGGATCGGCTACGATATCAGCAGCAGTAGCAAGCATGAAATCTTCACCAACGTAGTTAATTCCATCTTTCTCGGTCATTGAACCAAGTCCTCTGGAAGAAACTCCGAGTTTAACTCCATCGTCTAGAAGACTCTTAGCAATTTTACCCATGGGGGTTTCTAAGAGTTTTGCTTTACCTATGAAGTTATTTCCTTCTCTCGAAAGAGAAAGGATTTTATGAGAAACACGATCTAGATTGATAGTAGGACCATCAGGATGACCGAGTTCCCCAAGAGCTCTGCCTGTTCCAACAAAGTTCTCATTATATTTAGTAACTTCACGTTCTAAAATATTTACGGGGTAATTTCTACCATTACGATTAGTTAGATCACCTTGAAGGAAAATACCCTCGATGTAGTAATTTTTCTTACCGTCCTTCTCTTCGGTAAGAACTTGAATATCTTCGATATTCTCTGTAATTAGTTTCATCATTCCTGTTCCTCTGGTTCTTCTTGGTTAAACATATTCTGTCCCACATCAACCTTTCTCTGTTGGATTAGGTCATATGCTTTAGACTGCAATGTGTCAGCAACAAGCTCAACGGTGTATGCGTTATTTTTTGCAAAAATGCTATCGAAAATTTCTGTTGACATAATAATTCAAGCTCCTTATATAGTATTTAGAATTCTGCTTTTTTCAAGTCTGCAGGATCAGCCTCAATTCCTTCATTACCAACCACTGCACCAGGTTCTTCGGCGGGTGGAAGAGCATTAGGATCGGCATTAGGATCCATTGGCATACCTGTTGCGGGATCCATTGCGGCATTTGGATCCATGATCTTACCTTCTTCCATTTCCTTTTCAATTTGCTTATCAATTTCTTTAAACTCTTCGGGAGTTTGCTTAAGAACATTGCGGCGAATTTGTTCAATAGAGAAGTACTTACCAACAAAAGGATCCATTGTCGCTACGAGATTCATTCTCTCATTCATCATCTCCATACCCTTGAGTTCATTGAAGTAATTGTCTGCAATGAAATCATATTGGATATGATTTTTTATTTGATCCCAATCTTCAAGGGTTATAATACCTTTGAGAAGAAGTTGAGTCTTAAGAACATCTTGGAATAAATCTGAGAAACGTTTGCGGAGACGGTTAATAAATTTCTGGAACTTGAGTTCGTCTCTGGTAATTTCAGTTGAACGACCAATATTAAATGTAGTTTCTGTTTCTAATCTTGATGAGGGAACATTTAATGCTTTGTAAAGTTTCTTTTGGAAGTATTTGACATCCTCCAGTTCACCCAAATTCTGCCCACCAGGGAGAGTAGTAATTTCCGTTCCTCTACCACCCTCACGACGAGGGAGCCAAAAGTCTTCAAGCATCGACATAAATTTGCGATCATCTTTGATCTCTCCAGTGTTGGCATCATATACCAGTTTATTTCTATAGCGAGACATAACCTCACGGAGGTATTGCTCTGCTTTGATCTTGGGTAAGTTGCCCACATCAATGTAGAAAATTCTACGTTCTGGCGCACGAGATAGACGATAGATAACCAGTGAGTCTTCGATCATTCTCAACTGATTAACTGCTTTGATTGCTTTATGGAGGTGAGAAACCACCATGTTTTTGTTCATATCAAAAATTCCAGAATGCACAAAAGTGATTGCATCTGTAGCAATTTTGATTCCTTGAGTATCACCAGCCTTTAAACCCTTACCATTGTAAATAAAATACTCAACCGTTTTTTGCATAAACGCTTGTGATGGATTTGTTGGATCTACTCTTTCTGGTCTATTTTCAATTTCGATAACCTTACGAATTTTCCTTGGGTCTACATAACGGAGTTCGATGACTCCTTCTGCAGGATCTTTCGGGTCGATGATCTTATGATAAAAAAGTCTTCCATCAACATACCAGCGACGGAAAATTTCATACGATTTATTTTCAAAATCTAAAAGTTCTAAAACATAATCAAACTCTTCAGTAATTAGTTTTTTAACTTTGTCGCTAACGTTTTTGATATTTTCTAAATTAATCGAAACAGGAACATCATTATAACTTCCACAAATTGATTCATTAACAACATCATCTACAGCAGAATCACATTCTGGTTGGAGAATCATATCTCTATAACGAGTAATCATCTCCCATTCATTCTTGACGGTTCCGTCAATATCTACATAATAACCGTAATGACCGCCAGCAACAATGGGAGTTGCTCCGTCCTGATTATCTTTCTGCACAAAAGAAGGCCCTTTCGGAACCTTCTTTGCTCTCTCGATAGAGTATCCAAATAATTGAGACATTTTATAGTATCGAAGATTAGTCCGATACTATTTATCAAATTATTATGGTGCTTCTAATTATTCTAATTCAATTAGAGTTCCAGATGTTGCTGAACCTGTACCAGAGGTACTCATCGCTAGAGGTCTGAAGTATTGAACTTGCAATTCAACAGTGTACTCTTCGATGGCATCGTTTGATCCGTAATCGAGATCAATTGCGGCAACGTTTGAAGGCCATACATCAACAAAGTCATACGATCTTACTGCATTACCTCTTCTATCTAATTGTGATACACGCATTGGAGCCATATACTTTAGGTATTGTGGGTCCGCAGATGGTGTATTACCGTAGTCAAATTCGGTAGCATTCTCATCATAAAGTTGAATTGCTTCCATCCATCTTTCAAAATATGATCTTAGAATAAAACTAGTATCGTTGTGAATGGTAATAGTCCATGGTTCAAAGGTTCTATCTCCAGCAATCTTGAGCATTCTTCCACGGAAAGGAACCTCAATAACTCCAACAACTGATGCTGGAATTTGGGCTGCTTTAATGGTGAATGCACCAAGTCTTCTTGCAGAATCTGCACCAGCGGTGGCGCTAGAACTTCCTGATGAAGCACTGGCACTTGGCGCTGCAAGAGCAGCTGCCGTTAAAACTGTACCACCAACAGTGGATGCAGTTTCCCCCGAGTTTGTTGCAATAAGTGATACAAGAGCAGCTGGCCAATCGATATCTACTTGGAATAGATTGGGTCTTGCATAGTCTAGTTGTGAGTTGGCTCTAAATGTTGTGATTCGGCCGCGATTATTCTGTGGCATTGGTGTTCTCCTGTGCTATTTTGTAAAAGAGTTACGAAGCAACTTCTTCAAATGCAACACCAGTTCTCGTTGCAATGAAGGAAATTGAAATATAGTTGATGGTTCTTGTTGGCTTGAGATAAATCTCAGCAAAGAACTCACCTCTATCAACAGCGTCAGGTGGATTATTTGATTGATCACACTTAACGAGGAAGTCTGTTAAACCTCTTCTGCCTTGAATATTTCTAAGGAAAGGCTCAACAACATTAACAAAACCAGATCTGGATGTATCATCATTTTGCTGGAACAATACATTTTGTGCTGCTCTAGCAACTGATTTTTCAATGGTTAAGAAGAGACGACGAACGTTAATTCTGTCAAATGCAGATTGATAACCCAGAGCAGTCTTGTCTCCGAAAAGAACAATACCTTGACCAGGGAAAGCAACGATTGGGTTGACTCTTTCAACATAAAGTTGATCTCTTTGTGATTTATTGGGTGAATATGCTAGACGAATAGCATTTCTTAGAACTCCTCTTTGGAATCCAGCAGGAGAGAACCATGGATCTGCATTAACTTGTGTTGATAAGCAGAGACCGGCCATATCAGCATTGCAAGGAATATAACGGAAAGTATCGTTATATCTATCATAGATATACTTGTATCCAGTATCAAAAGCAGCATATGATGTGCTTGGGAGTTTGGAGAACCAGTTAACCAAGTTTGTTGTAATCTGATTTGTATCACTCAAACCAACAACAAGTTCTCTGAGTGGAGAGAAGAACGCCATGCAATCTTTTCTCGATTCAACCAAAGAAGTAATTGCAGCGACTCTTGCAAGACCTTCTGATTGGCTTGCACCCATACTTCCAGGAATAAAGAAATCTATGTCCTGAGATTCTGGGTCTGAAAGAAAAGTTAATGCATTAATATATTCTGAGTTAGTTGGGGTGTAACTAGAAACACCACCAGAAAGAATATATTGTACCGTTGCTCCTTCGGTCGATCCAACCAATACAGCTCCACCAACTGGATCAGTTACTGATGCTCCTTGTACAAGATCAAAACTCACGTTTGCAGCTGCTTGACCCCAATCTCCATCAGAGGCACCAGCACCAACTTGGAATGTGTCTGCTTGGTTATGATCTCCGATGTAAATGTAAGATGATTTTGCAGCGACTGCAGCCTTATAGTAATTGACTTCACCATTGGGAGTCTTAGCATCAGTTGCTTTTGACAAACCAACAAATTTTTCTAGGACTGTATTAGGAGTGCCAGTGATCTTTCCTTCGGTGTCAACAACAACAATGTGTAGTTCATCTCTGAAACCATTCTTCTGAGCAACTGAAGGTGAAGTACCAGGACGAATGCCGATATTGGCCCACTTCAAACCAGGGAATACTTCTCTAGTTAGATACTCTCTCTGTACGTTACCGATGTTGCAAGTTGCAGAGTTGTCATCGAGGATGTCGTTACCATTAGCAAAAATAATAGATCCTTTGTCGAGAGCAACGAGTAACTCTCTCCTAACTGCTGCATTGCCTGTTGCAACAACTCCAGAAGCACCAGTTGCTGATTGAGTAACAGTATCTGCAGTAGCAACAATACCGATATAATCAGAGTCTAGTAAAACTTCAAGAACTCTGTTAACTGCATCGTATCCAAGAACTGTACAACCGTCTCCACCGATTACAGCGACGCCAGGGGCAAATCTACCCACAACACCTTCGGCAAGTTGAACTTTGTGACTGTATCTGTAGACCTTACCAGAAGCGCCACTAGCGGCTGAGATAGCATCGCCAACAACAAACTGGAATTCGTTTCCTGATGTTGGTGCATCGATGGTAAGAATTTGGTCTGGTCCTGCATCAGTTACATAAACTCTCACACCATTTGCATAGTCTCCTGCGGTTCTAGATGCGAAATACCATGGAGTAGTACCATATTCATAGTTTGTCTCGTAATCATCTTCGTTACGAATTTTAACTGCCGTACCATTGCTAACTGCGTTTCTGACAGTGGCAGAATCAGTTCTTACGATTTTAATAGCTCCGCCATAAGTAAGATACTGAGCAGCAGAGAACCAATACTCATAGTTAAGATCATTTGGTTTGCCAAAAATTTTATCAAGATCTAACTCGGAAGCAATGGTTACTACTTGTTCGATTGGGCCTTTTGCGAAAGGGCCAACTAATGATCCAAAAGTAGGATTGGATACAGTTGTTACAGTTGTGTTATCAATTTCTCTGATAACTACACCTGGGGAAAATTGACTTAATGCCATGTTATTATTTCCTAAGGGGTGGATTCTAGAAATATTTATAATTTGCTATATTTCTATTGGGGAAACAATGCATGAACAAACTACCAGTCAGGATAGTCCCACGTAAGGTTAATATCTTTCATTCTACCATCTTGTATTCTTTTGATAGTACAGAGTTTACATTCATATGAATATGAGGATGGATAAGCTCCACGATCCTTTCTAGTCCTATAAAAATCAGTTAATAAATTTTTAGTGATGCCACACGTTCTACATTGACGATCAACAAATAATAAATGCTCTAGTGATATTTGTTGATTGATATCCATTACCTGTATTCCCACATATATGCAGCATCACCGTATTCATCTAAATGCCATCTATCACCTTGAACATCAACAAAACTTTCTTCTTCTGTTCCATCTAGAATAAATCCAAATGGTGCCATGTCTGCTTCAATTGCTTCTCTTTGATCATCAAAGATTCTTTGGCGAACATCATTGTCAGTCATTTCCCTGAAATAAGGTTGCATAGCAAGCCAAGAAAAGATAACTAGAGACATTGCTAAGTCATCATTACATCCTTCTTCTGCCTCAAACGAATTACCTTTTTGAATGAATGTTGTCAGTTCACTAATAATATCGTAATCTTTTACAATAAGTTTGTCTTCTTCTATTAGTGCCTTCAGGTTAGAACAACCAACTTTCTTAACGGCAGCAGTCATGCGAACTCCCAACGAAGCTTTCTTACCACTGAAACCAGATCCTACAATTTGACCTGCACGTCCTCTCATTGAACACATTAAAAGGTTGTCGTACTCAAGATCGTATTGTAAGATATCGGCAACTTGTCCTCCAATATCATTTACCTCGATTAAAATGTATGCTTTATTATAATTTTTAGCAACGTCATGAATAATATTTGGTAATAGGATTGGTTTGATGTCGTTATTTTTGTACTTGC